CATACCTCTGCTGGAAGAAACCCGCAGATGCCGGATTATCGTCAATGAACAGATGTGCAGCCAACCCATACGGCAACACAGTGTAGCAGACATAATCATCCAGATTCAGGTCATCAGTGCAATTGCGGATATCTGTCTCTGTCAGCATTTCGGGTACACTGCGTTTGTTGTTGGTTGGTCTGACATAGGTATCCGAGTAAGGATAGCATTCCTGTATCAGCGCATTCAGGATGTTGACGGAACGCTCACAGTATTCGCTGTAATCGGTAGAATCCATCTCATCCATCAGAGCCATAGCGGATTTGAAGACATCGAAAGCGGATGCCATAACAGTCCTCCTTTAGGAGAAGGGGAGGGGCAAGCCCTCCCCTAATTGCGGATTAGTCCTCGGAAGCGAGAACAACGTGCTCGGCAATGCCAGAGCTGGGATAGCCAGACAGAGTGGCGTAGGCCTTAACGACCTGCCCTTCGGTCAGGCCGGTCGGCTTGTTGGAGCCGTCGTAAGTAGCGACCGTGCCGGAGGTCTTCGGGTTGGAGCCATCGGTGGTGTAGTAGATGGCGGTAGCGCCGGAAGCGGTCAGGGTGACCGTGCCGCCGGAAACGGCGATGGACGGGGTGACAGCCGCATGGGAAGTAGTGGCGTAGACATAGATGCCGAACGCCTTCTGGGCCAGCACGAAGCTGTCGTAGCGGGTCAGGCCCTCAAGCACCGTGCCGTAGATGCCCTGAACCTGATTCAGAGCACGGAGCATCTTCAGCTTGGTAGGATCGGCGGAAGCTCTCTTATACTTGATGAAGAACTCCACGCCAGCGGGCATCCAGCTGTCGGGAACAGCCACGATGGGAACGCCGTTCAGGCGGGCGATCTGCCCGTTTACGATGGCCTTCGTGGTGAAGCTCTCGTTGTTCGCCAGCTCGGAAGCGAGCTTGCACTTCACAGCCAGAGACTCGGTAACAAACACAACGCGACCGTCACGGTTGACGAGGCGGTTGTTCATCTTGGAGCCGCCGACCATCATCTGCTCAACGACAGTGCCTTTGGTCAGGGCGGAACCGATGTCCACAGTGCCAGCACCGTTGACCCAGGTGCTCAGACGATAGGCGTCGATCTCGGGAACCATGACCTCATCCCAAGTCTGCTTCAGCAGGGAGTTGGCCTTCTTGATCATCTTCTGATCCATATTCTGCACACCCTCGATAACGCCGCTGAAGGAGCGTTTCTTCTGGAGGGTGTAGGTGTTCGCCTCGTCGCCGATGTTGGTGGGGGCGTTGCCGCTGGTGAAGCGGTTAGCGCCGGTCAGGGTATAGTCCTGAACAGCCATGTTCTCGTTGGTATAGACCACGATGGAGTTCACGCCGTCCCAGTCGTAGTCATGACCGCACCAAGCCTCGGTCAGGGACTTGCCCTTGAACCGCTCGTCGAGCTTGGTCTCGTAGGATTTCATAAGGTTAATAGCCATAGCTTTAAATCTCCTGATTAATCATCGTCGTCCCACAGGAGGTCTACTAAGCTCTTGCTGGAAGCGCCTGAAGACTTGCTGCTTCCTGCGGAACGAGCTGAATTTTTCTGGTTTCGTTTTAAGGTTTCGATTTCTTCCTTCAGCCGAGCTATTTCGTCGTTCTTCTGGCTCTCTGCGTACTTGTCGTAAGAAGCCACAAGATCACCAGTTACCTGCACATCGGCCCACACGCTGGCGGGAATCTCTTCCGCCTTGACGTTGGGGTACTTCGCCACAAATGCGTCTGCGTTGATGCCGTCGGGCTTGCTCTGCTGAGGAGCGGGATTGCGAGATGCTTTCACCTGATCCAAAGCTTCGTTATAGCTGATGCCTTCAGCATCGGCCCGAATCCTCGCTCTGGTGTCGTCCATAAACTCTTCGATAGAGTCGAAGTCTCCCTGCATCTCCTTGAGAAACTTCTCCATCTCCTGATAGCGGGGAAGGTTGGACTTGAGGTCGTCACGCTCCTGGCGGATACGGTCGTAGTCCATACCCTTCTGTGCCAGTTCCTTAGCTTCCTCCTTGTTGACCTTGCGAGTTTCATCCAGATGCTTCAGCTCAAGCCACTGGTCTGCGTCTTCAGCCTCAGGCTCCGCCTGTTCCTCAGCCTCGGTCTGTTCATCAGCCTCTTCCGATTCCTGCTGGTCTGCTTCCTCGGTCTGGCTGTTGGAGTCAAGCTCCTCTTCGGAAGATTCGTCAGTCTCTTCGCCCCAGTCGGTGATGTCGTCCCAATCGCCGTCATCATCGCCGAAGGTGTAAGTTTCTTCCTGCTCTTCCATCTCTTTGAGTTCGTCGCTCATAAAGTCCTTTCTGGGCTATGGTCGGCCCACAAGCTCAACTCAGAGATTGGTCTATCCCGTGAGTTCGCTTTAAATAATTTTTAAACGTTATTTGAACGCTTTTGCGTACTGTATGGGTATAGTTATACTCTTTTGGCTAAACGCGCTTACAGCGCATTCTGGGGGCTATACGCCGAATATCATCTTGAGGAGGACACCGATGACTCCTGTGCCGACAACACCAAGTCCCCAGAGGATAGCTGTGAGCTTGGTATTTATCACAGCATACTGTACATCATGGGCAGCCATGCGGTCTTCCAGTTTCTTCACACGATCTTCGATGTTGTCGCTCATACTGCGTCCTCCATAAGTGCGTCTATGCACTCGCCGATGGTCTTGTTCCTGCCATCTGCCATGATAGTCAGGATTTCAAGAGTGTCGCTTCGGATAGTTACCTGTATGGTCTTATACTGTACTGTGGCGTCATCCTGAGGGATGATAAGCACCTGGCCCGGATAGATCATATCCGATGTCATGTTGTTCGCCGACATGATCTGGATGTACCGTTCTCCTGCGCCAAGCAGTTTTTCCGCAATTCCCCAGAGAGTATCTCCACTCTTAACTGTGTATCTGTTGGTTGGGGTAGGCGTTGGCGTTGGCGTTGGCGTTGGCGCTGGCGTAGGAGCGGGAGCGGGCTGACTGTCAACATATCTGGGGCGGTAAGCTCCGACCATAGTGATGCCGCTTCTCGCGCATTGGCTTACCATGTCGTTGCAGTTGCCCTCGATAGTAGTCACGCTGTTGCCGTTGACTTCGATAACCAGTCCTATATGGTCTAAGACATCGTTGTTGTCCCAGTTGAACAGTACGAGGTCTCCGGGCTTATAGTTCTCTGTTACCCATAGGCCGTTGTTCTTGGCGTAGTCTCTGACGAAGTTGCACCATGCGGTCTTTTGCCCGCCGCAGAACAGATCGCTGGCTCCCAGTTCTTTGAACAGCCACCAGATGAACACAACACACCACGGCAGATCAGAATGATAGCCATAGTATTCTGTGTTGTACTTGACATCGTTAGAGCCAAGCGGCTCTTCTGCTACGCCAAGCTGCGTCTTTGCTAAGGTTATGATATCTGTCGCTGTCATATCTTAGCCTCGGAACATTCCCTGAAGGATTCTCACGCCCTTCTCTTTCTCGATAGCCTGTTCGTGCAGAAGCTCATAGGCGATCTTCATGCCCTCGGTTCTGGGATCGGGATTGTCTTTGAGCTGAGCAATCAGCTTCTCGACGTGGTTGTGCAGCAGAGTCATATGCTTCAGCTCCTCGCCGCTGAGATAGAACATAGACTCAGCCAGTTCGGGATAATCCTCTTTCAGCTCAAGGGCTTTCTTGGCGTACTTCTCAGCATCGCCCAGCTCCTCGTCGATAAACTGCGTAAGGCATTTAATGATTCTCATATTGACCTCCGTTGTAACGGATCGTGTGGCCTCAGCCCGCAGTTTGGTTTTGCGCCTGGTTCTCGCAAAAGATATCTCCATCTTGCGGACTAAGGTGTTGGTATTCATTCAGCCGCAGGTTCAGGTTCGGGTTCGGGTTCGGGTTCAGGGGCAGGATACCGCCAGCTCTCAAAGCGCTGGGGCTTCACGCCAAAGACACCGAACTCTACCGTAGTCTGCTCGTTGCCGGCAGCATTCTCGGCAGCAGAGGCGCAGTACAGGAAGAACTGGCGTTCCATCTCTGCTTTCTCGCCGGTTCTGATGTTGGAGCCGAGTTTGCTGTTCTTGTAGTCTTTACGTTCAGCGTAATACATAAGAATACACTCCTTAGTTGTTAGTTGTTGATCAATGTGTTTCCAACGGTTCCAACGCGTTAAACACGTTGGTCTGCGTTGGTTCAATGCTCAAATACGTTGGCGGACTTCCCGCCTGTTTTGTTTGTGGCGGTTGGCGGTTGTAATCGCTTCGTAGCCACCATCCACGGTATTCACCGTCTGAGTGACTCCACGCAACTGAGCCGCCGCAGTTTGTGCGCTATGGGAAAGCTAAGTAAACGGATAAACCTATTTACTGTAGCCGTGGACAAACGATTAAAGCGTCTTTTTCATGTTGCGTTCCCCTTTACGGACGATTTTTGTCAACCTCTACAACGCACAGTTTGTATCGTTTGCCGTTCGCCTCGTAAATAAACGGAATTTCTCTTTCTTCTGAGCAAAGGTACTGAGCAACTGCGTAAACGGCTTCATCGGTGACGTTTGATTTGTCTTTCCATTCGCCGTTTTTTTTCATCGTACCCGCATAAATGGTATTGGTAATATCGCTTATTCCTACATGATATTCAGCCATGCTGTTCTCCTATCCCGTATCCGTCCACTTGTAATCGAAATACGCACAGTTCTCCCATCCGTCCTCATACTCCACGCAGGACAGGCAGATGATGTCGTGCTTGTCCACGGTTATCTCCCGCCCACGGTGCAGATACTTCCAACCTGTGTTCCGTATCTTGCAGACGGATATACATTCGTAGTATTCAACGCCTTGCTCCGTGTAGAGAATCCCTATGTCCCCCACTTGAACAAGCGACATATCCCATACTTCCCCGTCTATCATGCTCCCTACATGGTCACCGATAAGATGCCCGTGGGAATAACGCTGATACAGGGCGAGTTCTTCCGTGTCGATTATCGCTTGACGTTGGGCAAGTGTTCCGTTGCACTCTTTGAGCGGGGATACTGTGCCAAGGGACGGGATGGAGAAGCAGAACAACAGGCAGATGGATGTGATGACGGCGTTCACTCGAACCACACCTTTGTGCCGATTGCTTCTGCGGTGTAATCCATGAAGCTGTCATTGTACTGCGGTGGGCAATTAAGCGGTTCGTAAACGGTAAACACATCCCCATTCACGGACAGGACTTCGCCTTTACACTCATGCCCAAACGGGTCAATGAAGCGGCATTTCATTCCCTTTTCGACTTTCATCACGCCCATCCTTCAACGCACCGTGACAGAATCAGCAGTATCGCAACGATAATGTAGAACGTCCAAAACGTTTTATAGGTCATCACGCACTCCTATACTCCACCGTGAGGTCGCCGTTGACGTTGCTCCACATCACATTCTCTCCCGCCAAAGACGATAGCTGTTGGGGGGTTAGTTGGATGGTCTGCGGGGTGGCGAGTTCGACATAGACCTCAATCCCGCTGTTCTCTATCCAATCGGTAAAGGCCTGCTTATCTTCAAGTCCGTAATTAGGCAAGCGGATTGCGGCGTAAGAACCGTCAATGATGAACGCTGTTCCCGCTTTGGACGCCATTGTCTGCCAACTTCCCGCTCCCTTTTCGTAAACAAGACAGTTCACCCGTGTGGACGCTTGCACTATTGAGCCAAACAAGTGGTAGAACCGAAGCATTGACGGGTTGCCATTTACGTCAGAAAACAAGGAAGCAGAGTTTGCGCTTGCCTGTGTGTGAATATACTCCGTTCCGAATTTCACACCCGTCACCGTCACCACCCCCGTCAGCACATCGAGTGTGCCCGAATAGAGGGTACTGCCGAAGGACAGGGAGATGGAGCGGCCTGTGTAGGGGACGTAGGCGGTCGGTACTTCTTCGCCCACTGTAAGCGAACAGAACGATGTGTTCGGGTAATTCTCTCCCGCTCCCGTGTTCACTTTAACTTTGATGTCGCAATCTTCTGTCAAAGTGAATGTAGCGGACGCATACCCATTCCCGACAATCACTACGTTACTGCCGTAGTTGTCTGTTGATTTCCGCACCGCCAAGTTACCGACAGGGTTTGACCGCCAAATCGTGTATTTCCCCGCTTTGAGAAAAACGGGGACATTTTCATCGGACGCCCATCCTGTTCCGTTGGTTGACGCTATGGTTACGCTTTGGTCTGCGTTTACCGTATATTGCGACCAAGTTCCGAAAACAACCGATGGATTCCAAAGATTCTTCCCCGTCAACTCCACCGTCACTCCATCCCATCCGCTGATGGGCAAAGGATTATCGGGTGACGGAGTACCTGCGGCTTGTACGGGCGAGAATGATGCGGAGAGGGATTTGAGGGGCGAAGCGAGTGCGGTGAACTGGACGGGATTGCCGACGATGGTAGACCAACTGCCTCCACCAGCAGCTCCAGAGCCTCGCAGATATATCAACTTTTTGAGAGTAGACCAGTCTTCTCTCGGAATCATAATGCCACCTCAGGAATCCTGTAGACTAAACTGTTTCGTCCAGTCAGACGCCTCGTCGTACAGGTAAACGTCGCCCGTATCAACCTCAGTAAAGATGGAGCCGGTGCATATATTATCAGAGGGTTTCGTTTCGTCATACAAGCCTGCGTATTCAACATAACGCCGGCCTTCGACATACTCTTCATGAAGAAGTCTCATAGTGTTCTCCTTTAGAAGGAGAGGGGAGTGAGCTCTGGCTCCCCTCTGATTCATCCTATTAGCCGCCGGTAGTGGTCGAAGCCACAGGCGGGTTGGTAACGAACCGACCGAGGGCGTTCAGGATATACTGGCTCTGCGCCGCATTGCTCAGATCGTTCTGAGCGGTGCGATAGGCGTTCTCCAGAGCATCATACTTATCCTGAAGCATCTGGGTCTTGATGGAGCAGCAGCACTGTTCCATCTGGGCTCCGAGAGCATCCAGCTTCTGGGTGACCTGATTGAAGCCCTGAATGACGTTGATCTGTCCTGTGTTGTACATGGACATCACGTCTCGGGTCTGCCCGTTGATCAGCTGGGCAGTCTCATAGTTGTTGTTGGCGCTGGAGAGAAGGATATCTCTCAG